ATGGTTGTAATAATAATGATGATGATGGTGGCAAAGGAATAAGAGTAACACAACCACAATTACAAACAGTACCTACAGGAGCATAATGTACCAAGCAATTTTCTTTATAACCGTAGCAGCATATACCTATACCAATGTTGGTCAATTCGCTTTTCAATAATGAATGGTATCCTTTAATTGAATTCTGTGGTATGATTACCATAGGTTTAACATTAGGACCAGTAATACAATGACATTTTTAATCGCAGTAATGTCCTTTGCAAACTTTGTATTCTATCCACTAGTGGTAGGTACAATAGTTGCTGTCATCATTGAACAGATACTTAGATCTATAGGTAACGAAGATGATCCCAAGGCTGTACGTAATGTATTCGTTGCTATGGGTATCAGAAAGTATCTTTGGAGACAAGCATGGTTGTTTAATATCATTTGGTTTCTGGGTTATGGTATACTATTAATAGTAAACAGACCAGGACAACAACCAATGCCTGACATGATATGGCAGGGATAGAAGATACATACTATGAGTATCTAAAACGTCAGCACTATCTGGCAACGCACATGGAATTAACCGATGGAAATGTAATCAACGTACTTAACGAACTACTACCCTACATTGAAGCAGATGGTGGGGGGTTAGAGTTTGTTGAGATAGATTATATGGAAGAGGATGGATATGTTAAGGTAAGACTTGGTGGTGCATGTGAGACATGTGCTATGAGTACTATGACTTTAAAGCAAGGCATAGAACGTAAACTGATGGAAGAGATTCCAGATGTTAAAGGAGTTGTACAGGTACTATAATGGCTGAGAAGCAAGAGATATATCTAGGTAACCCCAATCTCAAACGGGCTAACGTAGCAACTAATTTCTCACCTGAAGAGGTGCAGGAGTTTATAAAGTGCCAAGCGGATCCCGTTTATTTTATCCGTAACTATATCAAGATCGTTAACCTCGATCAGGGTATAGTTGGTTTTGATCTGTACGATTTCCAAGAAGACATGGTGAATCGATTCCATGAGAATAGATTCAATATAGCAAAGCTACCACGTCAGTCAGGTAAATCTACAGTGGTTACTGCATATCTACTGTGGTACGCAATCTTTAATGATAATGTCAACATCGCAATCCTCGCAAACAAAGCAGCCACTGCAAGAGAAATGCTGGGCCGCTTACAACTTTCTTATGAAAATCTTCCTAAATGGCTCCAACAAGGTGTTGTCAACTGGAACAGGGGAAGCTTGGAATTGGAAAATGGAAGTAAAATCTTGGCTGCAAGTACTAGTGCTTCTGCTGTTCGGGGTATGTCCTTTAACATTATATTTCTGGACGAATTCGCCTTTATTCCGACGCATATTGCTGACGAGTTCTTTAGTTCTGTCTATCCTACTATATCTTCTGGTAAGAGCACTAAGGTTATAATCATATCTACCCCCAAGGGTATGAATATGTTCTATAAACTGTGGCATGACGCAGAGAAAGGACAGAATGAATACACCACAACAGAGGTACACTGGCAACAGGTACCAGGTAGAGATGCAAAGTGGAAAGAAGAGACGATACGAAACACATCCGAAGAGCAATTCAACCAAGAATTTGAGTGTGAATTCCTAGGATCTGTTAATACTCTCATCAGTAGTACTAAATTAAAGACATTAGTATACGAAGAACCTAAGAAGAAGGAAGCAGGACTGTCAGTCTATGAAGATCCAATAGAAGGACACTCATATCACATCTGTGTTGACGTTGCTAGGGGTCTAACTAAGGATTATTCTGCATTTACAGTGGTAGATACCACAGAAATACCCTATATGGTGGTAGCAAAGTATAGAAATAACAAAATTAAACCATTATTATTCCCAGATATCATTCATAGGGTTGCTACTGCATATAACCAGGCGTAAATAATGATAGAAGTTAATGATATTGGTGGGCAGGTAGCAGATATCATACAATTTGACCTAGAATACGAGAATTTACTCATGTGTGCCATGAGAGGTAGGGCAGGTCAGGTAGTAGGACAAGGATTTAGTGGTACCAAGGTACAACTAGGGGTTAAGATGAGCACAACAGTCAAGAAAACTGGTTGCTCTAACCTAAAACAGTTGATTGAAGATGATAAACTCATCTTTAAAGACTATGATATTATGGCAGAGCTAACTACATTCATTCAGAGAGGTCCAGCATGGGAAGCTGAGGAAGGATGTAACGATGACCTAGCAATGTGCTTAGTTATCTTCGCATGGTTAGCAACCACAGATTACTTCAGAGAATTACATGACGATGACGTACGTCTCCGCATGTATCAGGAGCAAAAAGATGGTATAGAAGCGGACATGGCTCCGTTTGGTTTTATCGATGACGGAGTTCAGTACGAGGAGACCTTCACGGATGCGGAAGGCGACACTTGGAAGACAGATGAGTACGGAGATAAGGCATATATGTGGGACTACCTCTCGTAAATATACATTTCTATAAATAATTTCAGCATCCGAATTGGAATTCATTCAGGAGATCACACATGGCTTCGACACAGCTTTCACCAGGAGTTGTTGTTCTTGAGAGAGATCTGACCACCGTCGCAAATGCAACAGTAGATAATATTGCTGCAATCGTTGGTGCGTTTGAGAAAGGTCCTGTCGAGGAAATAACAAATGTAACTAGCGAGAAGGAACTTCTCAGCATATTTGGTAAACCTACCGACTATAACTACGAGTATTGGTTTAGTGCAGCACAGTTCTTACTTTACGGTGGTACCGTTAAGATAGTTCGTGCAACTAACGATTCTTTAAAGAACGCAATAGATACTGCACAGTATACAGTAACAAGTTTTAGTGCAAATGACACTACTTTAACTGTTACTTCATCAACAGATTTCGACGTAGCAGACGTACTACTAATCGACTCAGAATTATTAGTTATCCAGAGTGTATCTGGTAGCGACGTAGTTGTATTACGAGGTCAACTTTCTACTTCTGCTGTTAGTCACGCTGCATCAGCACCAATTACTCTAATCGAAGCTGCTGGTACATCTTCTACAATCAATGAAGGGTCAACCTTTACTGATTCTGATACAACTCTGACTGTAACATCTGCTGCTGCACTAGGTGGTGGTACTAACAGTTACATCAGAATTGACGATGAAATCCTACAAATTTCTGGTGTTGCAGGTAATGATTTGACAGTTGTAAGAGCACAGCTAGGCACAACTGCTACATCTCATACCGATGGATCTACTGTTACCCTACAGAATGTTACATCACAGAAGACAACAATCAATGAGCAAACTGCTACTGGTGTTGCTTCACCTCTCATTAAGAATCTTGATGCTTACGAATCTAATGTAGAGACTGCTTCTAACAACTGGAAGTGGGGTGCTAAAACAGCTGGTATTTACGGTAACTCACTAAGAGTTCTTGTAACAGACGCTGGTCCTGACCAAATTCTTTATCTTGCTCAACCAACAAGTGCTGAGTGGGAATTCGATAATAACGCTGAAGTTTCCTATTCATCTGCTAACGTATATGGTCGTGTATATTCATACACAGTTACTGTTACTTTCGCTGATGCTGCAACTTTAATAGGTAAATTCCAGACAGACAACTATATCACTGCTGTTAGTGGTGGTGTTACTGGACGTGTTGTTGGATATGATGAAGAGCTTCGCAAGTTAGAAATAACTGTTGACTCTACATCTGCTGACATCATTGAAGTTGGAGACACAATTTCTGAGTTAGCAAATAACTCTAACACACCTGGCTCTGCCACTGGTGATGCAGGAGTTGTTGAGTCTGTAACTCGTGAATTGCGTGTTGCTCTTAATCAAGGGTCACCTCAGTTCCAAGCAAACCAGACAGTTGTTGATAAAAATACTACAACAATCGCTGTTGCTAACGTAGAGTCTGACTATGAGTCAAGAATTTACGGAGAAAATGCTAAGTGGATTAACTTAGCTGCAAGACCTACTACTTCAGCATGGACTGCTGACCGTGGTGGACACAATGACTTAATGCACATCTTAGTCATCGATGGAGATGGAGCAGTAACAGGAGTTCCTGGATCAGTTATTGAGAAGCATCTTAATGTTTCTAAAGCAACAGATGCTAAGTCACCTCAAGGCGATAACATCTATTACAAAGATGTAATTAAGAATTTCTCTGAGTATCTCTATTGGGGTAGTCACGAAACAGCACAGGTATATGATAAAGATACTAACGCTGCTGGATCATGGGGTGTGTCAGGTATTAATAAGGA